ATTATACTTTAGTATAACACGTTTTTCAATGAAAACATCTCTATAAACAAAAATCCCCAGTATTTCTACTGGGGAAAGTTAAAATTATTTTACTCTTAACCGCTGTCCGGCATAGATCATATTCGGATTAGACAATCCATTCAGCTGTGCAATTTTCTGGTATGTCGTTCCGTACTTAGTTGCAATACCGGAAAGCGTATCACCACTTTGCACGGTGTAATACTGTGCGGATGAAGCACCTGACTTACCGTTCACGATATTCTGAATTGTATTGTAGTCATATCCAGCAGCTGAAAGACGATTCTTTCTGTCGTTTCCGTTGCCCCATTTACCGGCAAGAACTTCCTGTGCGATCTGTTCATTTGATTTTCTGGCAGATGCAGCGTTGATCTTGTTCTGGACTTCTGTGTAACGACTACCGAGAACAACCTTTCTTGTGTCACCGTTACCATATTTACCAGCTTTCACTTCGTTCACCAGTGTATCTACGGATGCAGAATAGATATGGTCGATGAAGCTCTGCACTTCCGTATACCGTGTTCCGAGGGCGTTCTTGCGGTTGTCGCCGTCACCGTACTTGCCCTGCATAACACCTACAACCAGATCAAGTGTGGATCCGCCCGGAGTATTCACTGTCGGTTTCGGTGTTTCTGCCGGTTTGGTTGCGTTTCCTTTTCCGGCGTATTTGTTCCATGCGTCCTTGTCGCCGTAGAATTTATCAAGATCGAGATTACCACCCCATCCATTCAATCTGCCGCAAGAGCTATACTGCCGGATAGCGCAAGTATAAGCTCCCTCATTCCACGGCTTATCCTGGTATCCTGTGGCGTTCATGTCTGCGTACTGTGCAATCCAGAGTCCGTAATTGCCAATATTAGCGAATTTATAGGCTACAGACTGTGAACAGTACAGGAGCGGACGCACGCCTGTTTTCTGGTATACATAGTCAAGCCAGCTCTTGCACCATGCAAAATCTGAGCTACCGAACGCCGGGTTATTCTTTCCCTCCCAGTCAAGGCAGAGAATTGCTTCGCCTACACGTTTTCCAATTCTATCAAGGAAGTAATCTGCTTCTTTCTGGTAATCTCCACCATTCGCATAGTGGTAGATTCCAAGACACTTTCCGGCGTTCTTAGCCTGTGCGTAAGCTCTTGTGAAATCCGGGTTCACGTAGCCTGTTGTCTTATTGCTTGCGTTAAGAATCCATTCATTGTCATATTCCAAACCAAGACCAAATTGAATATAATCAATTCTAACTCTATTGTTCGGGACACTCATTTCAGTAATAATAAGCTCAATGTATGCCGTATTATCAAACACGGTATCTGTCTTGAAAATCTGCTCATTATTTTTAAAATTAACAGATGCACCATTATCAGTTACTACAGAAAATTTTGTAGGATAGCATTCTCCAAATTTGATTGTCAGACCTTTAATATCTGATTTTCCGCAACCAAAATCAAATTTTATATGCATTTCACCAGAAAACAAATCATTGCACGTATATCCGTCAATCCAATATTCATCTGCATTCTCTGGCAAAAAGTACATTGATCCATCAGCCTTAAACATATCCTGTTCGTAGGTTGCATATCTCTTAACTGTATGTTGCCGAAAAAGCGATTTTGGATCAGAAAAAGTAGTGTAATCCGTATTTTCCAGTGCTGCTGATTGTTGCGCTTCTTGATTTATGAGTCCAAGCTGTATCTTCATATACGATTCGTTACGGATTGGACGCTTCATCGATTCTTTATATTCTTTAGAAGTCTGAAACATTTCTACCACCCCGAATCAATAATGTTGACTTTACAGTTTATGTATGCCACTGGTCTACCGGCTTTATCGTATTTAAACACATCTGCCGTTCTGTCACCCGGATACATCGTTAATGTAATCCAGTTGTTTTCAACCATATCCCAGAATTTTACTGTTACAAAGAATTTTTTGAACTCTTTAAGCATATCTGACCATGTTTCTGCATCTAAGTACGCCCATTCTAGGTTGTCAATCTTATAATTGTCTCTTCCAATCTTCTGACCGACAACCTTGTTATTTGCATTTCTGGCTGAATTTACTGCCGTAGTCACTACCATATTGGGATAACGCTTCGGTGCAGGAAACGGCTTGCCATTTACAATTATAAAATTTGATATATGTCTTGCTGCCATTTCCTACCTCCTACGTTGGCGAAAAAGAAAAGCCCGTATTTCTACGCGCCTTTGATATCTGCTTATCCATTCTTTTTCCATCCATATTTACGCTTGTATCCTTTTTAAGAATCAATTTTTGATATTCAATAACTGTTCTTAAAAGTGCATTTGTTTCATCATTCGCCTTTTCAACACCAGAGCTTACACTCTCTACAATCTGATTGTTATTCGCTACAACATGACGATTTCCAATGCTTCCAATATATTCAGAGCCGAATCCGTTTTCATTGGCAACATAGACTTCGCCATTCATTGGGAAGCCACCATTAGCATATCCATGTCCATTCCAGCCACGTGATAAGCTACCATATCTTGATACCGTGTATCGAATAGCAGCTATCATGTTTGACAGCGGATCATAAATATTTTTATTGTATGGTGCAAGTGCATAACTACGGAACGTAGGATCAATCACCTGCATAAGTCCCTTTGACGGAATACCGGCTTTTGCATTGCTATCCCAGTTGTTGATAGCATTCGGATTTCCGCTTGACTCGGACTGCATCTGCATCAACAGACGATTCAGATTTGATTCGCTGTACTGTCCAGTCAATTTCAATGCTTTCTTAGCAAGCTTTCTCCACTGCTCTACTCCGGCAGACGGATTATATTTAACATTCGTACCACCGAAATCGCTCAAAAGACCTTTAATGCTATTCACAGCCGCATCGAATACAGAGTTAACAGCACCTTTCGCCATAGATAATCCAGGTTCAAGCGCGCCAGTCAAATCCGTGAATTTGTCAATTGCAATCTGCATAAGCTTTCTCGGATTTTCTACATAATCAAGAATATCTCCCGTGAAATCTTTGATCTTCGCCCAAGCATTACCAAAGAAATCTCCGATACCGCTCTTGAAATGAGGAATATTCTGCATCCGCATCAATGCTTTTGTCTGGTCTGCCGGGAGTACTTTTGTTCCTTTTGGCATTGGTAACATTACATTACGGCCTCTAGGAATGATTGTTTTCCCGTTCGGAAACTGTACCAACTCACGGTATGTGCTTCCAGTTTGGTCATTAACAACACCAAGTGTGTCATGCGCTACACCATCAGTACCAGTTGCAAAATTCACATACGGATATGTTTTTCCAGATCCTAGTACCCAGTTTACGCCACCAATAACGCCATTTAAGGCATTTCGAATAGGTGACTTGATTTTGTCGCCAATTCCACGAAAATAAGACCCGATATTATCGAAAATGCCAGTTATTCCATTGTAAGCTTTCCGGAAAGTATCTTTAAACCATGTTGAAATAGAACCCATGTTATTCTGAATAGCTGTTCTTTTATCTCCAAACCATGAACCGATATTCTGAAACGCAGATGCAACATAACCTCTTGCGCCCTTGAACTTCGTATTAAACCAGTCAGAAATGTTATTCATATTGGTTTGAATATCAGTTTTCTTCTGACCGAACCAGCCACCGATATCCTGAAATGTATCAGCCACGCGTGTACGTGCATCTTCATATTTTTTTCCAAACCAATCAGCAATATCGCTATGTGCATTTTTTACATCGGTTTTTCTATCTGCATACCAAGTGCCAATGTCCTGAAATGCATTTTCTGTTCCAGTTCTTGCATCTTGATATTTTTTTGCGAACCAATCAGCAATATCACCCTGTGCGTTCTCTATATCTTCTTTTCTTTTTTTGAACCAATCTCCGATATTACTAAAATTTTCTATTGCTGCTTTGTTTGCACTTTCAATATCCTTGTCAGATAATCCAGACAATTGACTAGGGGATTGATATATCACTCCGTAACCAGCTTCAAAAAACTTGTTATCTGTCTTTTTCCAAAGTTCATTCACCTTATCAAAAATTCCCAAAGAGTCTTTCAGTTCTTTATTTGAAAGTCCATCTCCAAAAATTGCTTCGAAAAGACCTTTCATTATTCCTGTTTTGAAATCTTTCGGAAAGTTGACTAGTGCTTTTTTTAGAGCCTTGAAGAATCCTCCCAAATCCCACGCAAGACCTTTCCAATCAATGCCACAGATAAAATCAACAATTTTCTGTCCGATTTTCTCCCACGTTTTATCCTCTGCCAGACCATCTATGAAACCAGTAATTGCTTCAAGAAAACCTTCGCCAAAATGACTGAATGTTTCAGCGTGTAATCCAGCATCCCAATTCTCAAAGAATCCAGTAATACTAGCAGCCAGTGAATCTCCAAGATTTCTCCAATCAAAATTGACTGCAAATGAATTTGCCGTGTGTAATGCTGTGTTAATTGAGTTTGCGATAGTAGTCCCTAAATCATAAAAAAGACGTGGCGAAATCAATCCATTAAGGAACGTAGCCAAGTCTTTTCCAAAATTATCAGCTTTACGATAAACCGTTTTCCACGGAATACTCTCCATTGCAGAACTCAGCTTATCTCCGAGCATTTTACCGATATCGGTAAAATCGGAGTTTTTGATAGCTTCTTTAAACTTATCAGCTAGTTTATTCATAGAGTTTGGAACTTCTATAGTTTCAAACATATCTGAGATAGATGGACTTCCGCTAGAGCTTCCACCAGAGCCGGAACCACTACCAGAATTGCCGGAATTATCTGCCGGCTGAATGACATTTAATTCATCAATGCCGAGAGTATAATTCTGTAAATCCTTAATTGCTTTTGCAGTATCGTTTGCTTTATCTTTTGTTGTATCAAGTCCAGCACCGTAATCTTTCCATGCTTTTTTAGCTTGTACAACAAAACCTTTTCCGGTAAGCGCAGCCATAAACTGACCAACTGCATTTAGCGCACCGGCAAGCATATCAATGAAAGATTCTATATACGGTCCGACTACATTCACAACCGGTGCAAATGCTACCGCCCACGCATTTTTCAAATATAATAAGGATGAAACCATTCCAGAAATACTTTTGTTATATTCAGAGCTATACTGTACAAGGTTGTCCGAACCTTCCTTGATTGCCTGTTTTATCTGGCTGATAGCTCCAAAAATGGTTGAGAACATAATGGATGAACCTATCATTCTTCCAAACGGCATTCCGTTCCTTTTGTTGCCACCGTCAGAACCGCCAAGAAGCTCTTTCAATGTATGGAACGGATGAATCGCTTTGTTTGCAAGATTCTTCGCATTTTGAATTGATTTTCCAACTTTATCAAATGATTTTTTTACGGAATTTATGTTGTTGGCAACACCTTTTATACCGTTGACCGCCCGTTTAAAGATATTCGCTTTTTTCGCAGCATCTTCAAATGAATTACCTGCTCTCTTCGCTTCATCAACACCCAAATCAGCTTTCGCAGCTTTCTGCATTTCCTGATCGTACTGTTTTTTCGCAACCTGAACTCTTGCAAGTTTTCTAGCTACTCTGTCATACTCTGGGTCGTCTTGTGAAAATCCTTGCTGCGCCAGCTCTGCTAACTGCTTCTTTAATCTCTTGATCTGCTCTTCAAATGTATTCACCTTTGAAGAATCAATTCTGCCTACAGAATCATTAAGTTTATTGAAAGCTTCAAAAGCAGTTCCTCCGAATTCCTTCATGACATCGTTATAGTTATGAAGATTTTCAGCACCCTCACCAAAAACAGCTTTCATTGCATCCGGGTCATAACCCATGAATTTTCCAGAAGTAGACTCTGTTCTGGCAACATCAGAGCCGGAATCATTATGAGTATCATTCGCATCAAAATGCGTAACAGGGACATCTGCCGTACTTACATTCTGTAATTTTTTAAGAGCCTCAGTAGCTTCATCAATGGCATTGGAATACTGGTTCATCTGCATGATCTTTTTATACCAGTCTTTACCACCTAAAGTGTCTGTGCCCTCTAATTCACGAATGTCTGAAATTGACTGCCAGATTCTTTCATAAGCCCTCTCATATTCAGCAAGCTTACTTTGAAGCTGTTTAGAGTCCATTCCTGAAAAATCGACTCCAAGTGATGAATCTTTGAATTTATCAACAAGTGTCTCAAATTCCTGAGCTGGATATTTCAAATCACTTCTATTCGCCCTACCAGAACCATTCTGGCTGCGAACGCTACCAGTAAGCTCAACAATTCTTTCCAGACCAGAAGTATCCATTCCAGCACCGAAGATATCAGAAAAAGATTTTCCAGTATCAGCAACCCCTTTCAGCGATCCGGTTAAATCACTGGATTCAGATTTTGCTTTTTCAATGCTTGCAACAATCTCATTAACACCAGATATAACGCTTTCATACGCAGCATCTTCCATCCATTCTGGTTTGTAGAAAGAATTGCTTGTCTCATAGAACTTTTCCAATGCGCTGTTAAGCTGATAAAATTCATCCTCAACATTGTTCGCATCTTTAAGAAGTCCGGGAAACATATCTTTCGCTTCATTATAAAAAGAGTCCAGTTCTATTCCACTTTTGGTAGAAAGTTTCTGTTTCATTACCGGAACTCGGTTTTTGTAAGCATCACCAAGAGATTTAGCTGTTTCCGGCGTAATCTTGATTTTGCTTGTAGTCTTAATCCAGTTGTATAACTTCTGATATTCTTCAGAAGTGGATTTTGCTACAGAACCATTTTTAGCAGTAATCTTTCCAAGTGCTTCAAGATCAGTGCTTAATCCACTATAGGATTTTCCACCATTTGCAGACAAGCCACCAGCAATCTTCTGTGAAAGTTCCCGAACCTGTCTCTGTACTTCCGGAGTGGCTTTATTGAGGTTGAAACCACTGATAAGTTCATCTGCCAGTTTCTTACCCTGACTTCTGGCAGCTTTATCCATAGCATTTCCAGAGAACAATTTGTCTACGTCAACGTTCTTGAAAGAAATACCGCCCTGCGCCATTACCATGAACTTTTCCAGTGCTGTAGCTGCTCTATTTATTCTTCTTTCCAGACCAGACAAAGCTCTGTTCGCCCGGTTGGCTTCTGCCTCAACAACTATCTCTAATGAATCAATTTCGTTTTCAGACATCTTACTCTCACCTACCTCTTGCTTCGTTAAATGCTTTTGCGTATGCTGCGAAATTTACGGATGCAATCTGCGTATTTTCCTCAATCGCTTTCTCAATCTCTTCCTCTGTCATTTCCAACTCTTCTGTGAAGATAAAGTTCTTTGACGGATATTGAGCTTTGGAATCCAGAGCACAACCAATCGCCTTTCCAACATAGATTCCAACCATCCATGCGGAAATATCTGCCATTCT